CCCACAGTAGGTAACTTCCAAGTCTGTGATGCGATATCAGTCGTAAACGGACAGGCAGCTTATACCCTACAAGTAGGAGGCACAAATGTTGCCCCAGAATCAGCTAATCATATGCTGGTTAGTTTAAACGGAATTTTACAAAAACCAGGATCATCCTTTACTATCTCAGGTAGTACGATGACTTTCGCCTCAAATCTGGCGACAGGGGATGTAATTGACTTTGTTCAAATATTAGGTAACGTGCTCGACATCGGCCAGCCGTCTGACGATACTGTGACCGCTGCTAAAATAAATGATGATGTTATCTCAGGACAAACAGCACTAGCTGCTACACCTGCAGATACAGATGAGTTATTAATTAGTGATGCTGGTACAATTAAAAGAATAGATTTTAGTCATTTAAAATCTGCTAACACTCCAGCTTTTATGGCAGAAAGATCAGCCACACAATCATTAAGTAATAATGTATGGACAAAAATACAAAATAATGTTGAAGTATTTGATACTGATGGTGCTTTCGATAATTCAACAAATTATAGATTTACTGTACCATCTGGTGCTGCTGGAAAATACGCATTTTGTGTAGCTGTAAATATACATGATTTAGGTGATGGAAAATATGTTCAATCAGCTCTTTATAAAAACGGAAGTAAATTAAAAGAAGATATAGCTGCTCCAGGTAGAGGTATTCCTACCTCTGTTAATACATTAACTACTGATGATGCATCTGTAGGCGATTATTACGAAGCGTATGTTAAGAACCGTCATGACGCAACTAGAGATCTTAACTATATATATGGAAATGTTTTTTATGGATACAAATTAATAACTTAGGAAAATAAATTATGGCCTCACTTTATACAAAAACAAAACTTTATATACAAGCTAACTCTAGTACATGGGATGATACAAAAGTATCTTTACAAAATGATGGCTCTGGAGATTACATTAAAATTTGGACTTACAGTTTTGCTAAACCAAATGACTCTAAAATAGCAGAGTATGAAACTGCAGGTAACACTGCTGAAACAAATGCTGGTATAGATGCAACTAGAAGATCTCAGTATGGATCATGGGAATTTCAAATGGAAATGATCTACAAGGATCAAAAGAACGGCACATCAACATTTAAAGATCATTGTGATAAAGTAAAATCAGATAATCCAAAGGGGTAATAAATGTCAATCAATGTATGCAATGACAGATCCATGGCATCCATTACCAGTCTCCCTTCAGGGGTCTCTGGTAGTAGCTTAGTATTATTATCCACAGTAACTGCAGATAATAGTTCAAGCACTGCTACTTTTAGTAGTGGCATAGATTCTACCTATAAAGAATATATATTTACATTTGTAGATATACATCCAGCTTCAGATGGTGCTCATTGGCAAGTAAATTTTAGAGATGGTTCTACAGCTTATGATGCAACTAAAACTACAACTTCTTTTAGAACTTATGCTGATGAAGCAGATAGTGATACCACATTAGGATACTATGCTGCTGGAGATGTAGCACAAGGAACAGGAGTTCAAAGAATTGCTGGAGCTGGTATAGGAGCTGACAACGATCAATGTGTATCAGGAAAAATGCATTTATTTGATCCATCTAATACAACTTTTGTAAAACATTTTATAATTGATAGTAATGCAGCAGCAGATAGTAATTATTCAACAAGAACTATAGTTGCTGGATATTGTAATGTAACAGCAGCTATTGATGGTGTTCAATTTTCTATGTCATCTGGAAATATAGGTGCAGGAACAATTAAGATGTATGGAGTTGTGTAATGTCGATTGTAACTTATAACAACAGAAGCATCGCAAATATCTCAGCTATACCTGGGGCAGCTAAATCATTAACACATATTAAGACTTTAACTGCTAGTAGTAGTTCTACGTTATCTTTTGTAGATGGAAGTAGTGATGTTGTATTAGATTCTACTTATCCTATTTATTTATTTAAATTTATAAACATACACCCAGCAACAGATTCAACAGAATTTGGCGTAGGTTTTAGGGATGGAAGCACAGATTATGATGCTACCAAAACTACAACTGCTTTTGTAGCAGTTCACAATGAAGGAGATAGTGAAGCAGCTTTAAATAATAGATCTAGTAATGAGGGATTATCTCAAAATACTGGTTTTCAAAGTTTAAATTTAAATATGGGTAATGGTAATGATGAAAGTTTATCTGGAGAAATGTTTTTATTCAATCCGTCATCTACAACATTTGTTAAACATTTTATGTCAACCACTCAATATTATCAAGACGGCAATGCTTCATTAAATTATCATGTAGCTGGTTATTGTAACGTAACTGCTGCTATTGATGCTGTTCAATTTAAAATGAACTCTGGCAACATAGATGCTGGTACTATAAAACTCTACGGACTAAAGGATTCATAATGAGCATAGTTACACTTAATGATAGAGGAGTTAGATCGGTTACAACCTTTGGGTCAGTTAGTGGTGGATCTATGGTGTTTATTAAAAAGTTGACTGCTAGTTCTAGTAGTGATTTGACTTTTATCAATGGTTCTAGTGATGTAGTTTTTGACTCTACATACAAAGAATATGTGTTTACTTTTAAAGATATACATGCACCAGGAAGTGGCGAGGATTTTTCTTTTCAAGCCGACACAGGAACAAATACAAATTATAATCAAACTATTACAAGTACAATATTTAGAGCATATCATAATGAAGCTGGAAATGACTCTGCATTAGGATATATGTCTGGAATAGATATTGCACAAGGCACAGGCTTTCAATCACTTGTTGATGATACAGGACATGATAACGACAATTGCACAGTTGGTTATTTGCGTATATTTCAACCTGCATCAACTACATTTGTTAAACATTTTTTAGCAACCACAAATAATGTTATTGACACCTATTCACAAAATTTTAACGTAGCTGGTTACTTTAATACGACCACAGCTTTAACAAGAGTAAGATTTAAAATGACTAGTGGCAACATAGACGCTGGAGATATTTGCTTATACGGAATTTTATAATAAAAGGAGAAAAAAACAATGCCAAGATATCATAATATAAACGGTAACAAAGTTCAGTTTACAGCTGCAGAAGAAACAGCTAGAGATGCTGAAGAAAAAGCGTGGGCAGATGCTGCCCCTGCTAGAGCTTTAGCTGACCTTAGAGCTAAAAGAAATAGACTTCTTGCTGAGACTGATTACTTAGCTTTATCTGACAATACTCTATCTGATGATATGAAAACATATCGTAAAGATCTTAGAGATTTACCTGCAGGTAAAGACACTGTTGCTAAATGTGAAAACGCTACATGGCCAACTAAACCATAATGGCACGGAAGTTTAAGTCGTTTGAAGAAAGACCAAAACCTAAGAAACGACCACGAGTACATAAGAAATCAAAAAATAAACAGGAGAAGCGTAGCTTCAAAAAATATAATCGACAGGGGAGATAATGACAACACCACCTAAAACACCTGCAACACCTGTAAATGAAGTTTTACAGAAAGGTGCTATTGCACCTGCTCAAAAAGAACAGACAGGTAGTTCTAAAGCAGTATCACTGATTGATAGCTTACTAACAAAAGCTAGTTTACCAGTAGGTACAACTATATCACCACAACTACAAAATGTAGGAACAGGTGAATTAATGGGAACTAGTGGCCTTACAAGCACAGTTCAAGCTGCTACACCTACTGCTCCTACAGCACCAACTATAGCTGCCCCTGGAACAGTAACTAGTGTAGGTGCTACTGCGGCTGCTCCCCAAACTGTTTCTCAGTTTACAGCTGCACAAGTAGCTGGAGCAACACCTACAGCAACCGCTGCACAAGGAACTGTATCAGCTCCTATGACAGCTGCTCAAGGTACTATTGCTTCTGATGCTACAGTAAAAGGACAATTAGCAGGACTACAAACAGAAGTAGAAACTGCTATATCTTCAGGTAATCCTTTACCAGTGTGGGCTAGAGGTGCTGCAAAAGCAACCGAAGCTGCAATGGCTAATAGAGGTATGAGTGCAAGTTCAATGGCTGCACAAGCATTAGCTGAAGGTATAATGAATTCAGCTATACCAATAGCTGCTCAAGATGCTGCTACATACAAGGATATGATTTTTCAAAATCTATCTAATAACCAACAAGCAGCATTAACAAACGCACAAGCATATCTACAAATGGATATGGCTAATCTGTCTAATAGACAGCAAACGAATTTAGCTAACATAAATACTAGACAAGCATTTTTAT